GGTATGCGCTTGGTAACTGATGAAAATGAAATTGCGCTAGATGCCGCAGCGGTGTTGCCTAAACTTAATAACACCAAGCCGAATTTGAGGCAAGTATGAGCCTAACTCCAATGCAGGTAGAAAAACGATTGCTGGATTTGTCTAAAGAAATTGACGAAGCCCACCAAGAGTTAATCAATTGCGAGCAGGTGTATCACACCGCAAAGGCTGGTTTAGAGATCGCTATGGCGCGCAGTCGCATGAATGCCAGCCATCCTGATTTCAAATTGACCAGCGTTCAACGCGAGGATCAGGCGCTTTTGGATAATGCCGAAGCGCACATGAATCTTGCAATTGCAGAGGCGCAGGTAAAAGCCGCTAGAGGAAACAACAACCGCATTAGAACTCAGGTGGACATAGCCCGTTCTATTTCGGTATCGGTACGAGCAAGCATGGAGTTGTAATGGACATTTCGTGCGAAGTTGTTTGGGAAAATAATGAACCTAAAGTGCGATCCATTCATCTTGAAAATGTTGATTTGAATACTTTAGGTAAAGATTTGCGAGTAATAAGTTCTAAATTATTAAAGGCTGAAATCTTTAGAGCCAAATTGGCGCATTTTAAGAAACAAAATCTAATTGATCCTAGAACGCACCAAGAACAATTTGCGGGCAAATGGTATCTAAAAGAGTCAATTGATGCTGTATTGAATTATCCAGAATTGTCGCCGCAAGATGCCATAATTCAAAAATGTGGTGTTACTGTTCAAACTGCTAGAAATTATCTTAGTTCCATGAAAAACACAATGGAATACTATGAAAGAATGAAAGCCTAATGGACATACAGGGATTATTGAAAGTAGCCCTTACCGATAACGACAAATCGCGTGATCGGTCAATTCAAGTGGAGATCGGTGCATCAAGTGTTGGTGGCTGTAGAAGGCAAGCGTGGAGCATTATTCACCAAAAGCCTAAAACCAACCTTGACACCGAATCTCTTGCAGCCATTATCGGTACTGCGGTGCATGAGGTAATTGCTAAGTCACTCACACAACAGAATGAGTTTGGCGATTTTCTTATTGAGCAGGGTTTTGCAACGCCTGACATAAAAGGGCATTGTGATCTCTACATTAAGTCCACCAAAACTATTGTGGATTGGAAAACGACTAGCCTAAAAAACTTAACTCGATTTCCATCAGCGCAACAGAAAATGCAAGTGAACATCTACGGGTATCTCTTGGAAGAAAACGGTTACCCAGTTGAAACTGTGTCGCTGGTTGCAATTCCTAGAGATGGGCGAATGAGCGAGGTCAAAGTATGGCAAGCACCTTATGATCGTTCAATTGCCCTGGCAGGTATTGAGTGGGTACGCGATTTACAAAACACCGTATTTCCACCTGAGCCTGAACGACCACGACAATTTTGCAGAGATTTCTGTGAATTCTACGATGCAAGCGGGAAGGTAGGATGCCAAGGAAAGTAAGTCGCAAAAGTGTTGATTGGCAAAAGGCTAATTGCTTGGGAATGCCTACGGAATGGTTCTTTATGCAAAAGGCTGAATTGATGGCGCAAGAAGGAATCTTTTATGTCCAGTTGCGTGAAATTTGTTTTCGCTGCCCTATCTGGAAGGAATGTTTGCAAGTAGGGGCTGCATACGAACGCTATGGTTGGTGGGGTGGATTAAGCGAAGAAGAGCGCAATCACCTTTACCGCAATCTTGATAGCCGTACTATTGAATCCTTAAAGCGCGACCTGCGCTATTTGCACATGAAATTTGATGAAATTAAATCTTTAGTGCAAGGTGTGGATCGTGATTTGACAGAAGGGAAAGAGAAATGGCAAAGATAGATACTTTTGTAGCATCTGATAATTACTTTTCCCAAATTCCTCATTGGGTTCTGTATTCAGAAATCTCGCCGCAAGCCATCCGCCTCTATGCGATTTTGTATCACTACGCCAACCGCGAATCTCATGTGGGCTGGCCAAGCCGTGAGAGCCTAGCCAAAGATTTACAGGTCAAAAGCGCTCGCACGGTTGATTCCTGCATAGATGAATTGGAAGTTTTAGGGGCTGTAAAGGTAGATAAACGCTTCAACGACAAGGGCTGGCAGACTTCAAATTACTACACAGTAATTACCGCATTTCCTGTCCATAGGGGCGCAGCAGATTGCGCACCCGCCCTGCAAAGTATTGCGCACCCGCCTAGCAAAGAATTGCGCACGAAAGAGAACCATTTAACTATAACCATTGAACAAGAACCAAAAGATAACTCCTTTGAAAAATTCTGGATTTGCTACCCTAGAAAAGCGGGCAAAGGCGCAGCGAGAATTGCATTCTTAAAAGCGCTAAAGAAAGCGACTTATGAAGAAATCTTTGCTGGCGCTCAAAGGCTGGCGAGTGATCCAAACTTGGATTTGCAATTCTGCCCACACGCTTCAACTTGGCTTAATCAAGAGCGCTGGACAGATGAACCATTACCAGGTGCGCAGAGTAAGATAACCGCTAAGGCTAATCGCGCTTTAGCATTTGCTCAGGAATTAGAAAAGGAGAATCGTGCAGCCATCGGAAATTTCTAAGTTAATCGGCTACATAGAGATTATTGATCCGCGTGTGGCATTTGATGAGTTGAAGGTGCTGGCATGGTCAAAGATTCTTAATCCCCATTTGAATTTTGATCTGGCTATGGAATTTGCCAATAAGCATTACGGGCAGACCACCGAAGTTTTGATGCCAAGCCATCTCAACGAATACTTCAAGAACTACCGCAATAACGATGCTCAGCGCGGAATTTTGCAGCAATTTAACGAAGTAGGCGAGGAGAGAAAGCCCGCAGAAGTCGAACGCGTGGCATTTTGGATTGAAACCATAAAAAAGAAATTACAACCAGCCAACACAGATGCCTCTAATAAGCCCTCAGAGGCGGTTTTAACGAACGATGAACCGCAGAGTGAGGTATGAGTATGGGTCGGAATTGGTCGGCGTGTCTAAAGGGCAACTGTAGGGTTTGTAAGTAAGTAAGATAAAATAGGAGGCAAGGGGGAACTATGAAAACTCTAAAACTGATTGATGTGGACAAAGTTGAGGCTGGCGATGTGCTGCTTTTTAACCATGTGCGCTTGATCGTAGATTATGTTGAAAAGAACGGTTTTTCTTACGATCTGCAAATGCACGATTGGAAAAGCACTAAGGTACGCAAGTGCCTAGTGCAAGGAGATCAGGTCAGCCTAGAAATTTGATTGAATTCGCGCTGGAAGGCGTGAAACCCATACCGCAGGGGTCAATGCGGCACATTGGCAACGGCAGAATGATTCACAGCCGAGCCACCGAATTAGCCACCTATCGGGCAGGGCTGGCGTTGGTCGCTAAGCCCCTATTCCCAGTACCTTTGAGTAACCCCATCATCCTGACCCTAAACTTCGGTCTAATCGCCCCCAAAACCGTTAAAAGGGCTATGCCTACCGTGCCACCAGACTTGGACAAACTGGTTCGGGCGGTGCTGGATGGGCTTACAGGCGTGGTTTACGCTGACGATTCTCAGGTTGTGGGCATCAGGGCAGCCAAGTATTACCACCCGCGTTATGAAACACGCGTGGGGGTCGAAATTGCGGGGTTTGAGGCGCTATAAAAATAATCCAAGAATCTTGCTCTAGGTGGTTGAAACCGTAAGGTTTGCGGGTCTAAGATAGGGGCATAAGCCAGACGGGGCTTATACGACTAGGAGGCAAAAATGAAAAAAGCAACAGGTAGCAAAAGCGGTTTAGAAGCATTTAATGTGTTGCAACAATGGCGCACAGATGGCGCACCTGATCTAATTACAGAATACGAAGCATGGTATTTAACAGGTGGCATTGTCGGTAACTCAGTATCAGCCAAGCCAATTCGTTTAATTGATGCAGCGGTCAAATACACAGTACGCGGTGGTTCACTTAAAGATTATGTAGCATTAAATAAGGAGGCAAAATAATGACTACAACAAAAGTTGATTTAGAAAAATTTATGCTTGAACTTTATCAAGCATCAGGTATGACTTTTAATACTTTCCATACCGTATTTCGTTATGTGAATGATCGTAATTTCGGTCGCACTCTGTATCAACAAATTAAAAATGGCGAAATTTCTGTAGAGCAAGTTGCGTGGCAAATGAAAGCGGTGATGTAAATGGAACGCTACGAAGCAATTTGCGCAGATTGCGGTACTTATGTAATTAACCGCCAAACCAACCACAAACTTTATGGTGAATGTGAAAAAGAGCAATTAAAAAATAAGGAGGCAAAATAATGATGATTGCTTTATTAGTAATTGGCATTCCTTTAATCGTGTCACTCTTTTTATACACAGTAGCCAAGGTAGAGGAGCGCATCAGCGATGAAAGTTATTTGTAAAGAAAACCATTGGCAGATCAAAGATAACCAGTTGTTGTTAGACACTCCTAACGGGCAAGAGGCGGTGAAGTCAATGGTGCAGGTCTTAGAAAAGCAAATCCGTCAGCGAATCTATGACGAAATCTGCGCCATTGACTTTACTGCTGACCGCAAGCGCATCGTCAAAAACGGAATAGATAATGCGCTACTTACCGTGCAAGATTTATGCGCAAAGGTGGTGTTGGGTGATAAATAGAAATGTAGCCATCTATGGCAAGCAGCGCACTTCAATTGCTACCGCAGATGCAGTATTACCTAAAACTGGAACTTGGCGCAGAAAGATTTATGACTATGTGCAAGCGCGCGGTTTTGATGGCGCTACCGATCAAGAGATTGAGTCAGCACTACGACTATCAGGCAATACTGAGCGACCAACCCGAATCACTTTAGTCCGAGATGGTTACTTGATAGATACTGGGCGCACCCGCAGGAATGAATTAGGGCATGAGTGCATTGTCTGGGCTTGTGCCGATCAAGACGGGCTGCTCTTCTGATGCCGCGTTATGACTATAAATGTTTCAAGTGCGGGGCATACGAGATTATTGCGCACGATTTTTACGCTGACGATCAACACAATTGTTCAATGGACAATTGCAACGGCATTATGCAAAAACTTATTAGTCCAACGCCAGTTCATTTCAAGGGTACTGGCTTTTACAAAACAGGAGGCTGACATGGAAAAAACTATTGAAATACAAATGAAAGAACTTTTGGAACGAATTGAAAACGAGGTAGGACACATGAAGCGCGGCGATAATGATTGCTGCCATGATTACGAGCGCAGAATGTTGGATGTTTTAGATTACGAAAAGAGTAAATTCAAATAATGATTATTGGACTAAGCGGCTATGCGCAATCAGGCAAAGATACAGTTGCCGAAATACTGGTTGAGGAATACGGCTATACGCGTGTGGCATTTGCCGACATTATTAAGCAAGCCGTTTACTTGCTTGACCCAATTGTAAATGTGTCGGGTATGCGCTTGCGTTACTTTGTAGATCAGAACGGGTGGAATGAGGCTAAGCATTTACCTGAAGTGCGCCGATTGCTGCAAGTTATGGGAAGCGAAGTAGGCAGAGATTTAATTGATCCGCAGATTTGGGTGGAACTAACTATGTATAGCGTAAGCCCAATGGACAACATAGTTATTAGCGATGTGCGTTTTAAGAATGAGGCTGCCGAAATTAAGTTTAAGGCAGGTCAGATTTGGCGCATTACTCGCATAGATCGCAATAAGCCAATCAACTTACACCGATCAGAAACAGAGTTAGACACTTGGAACTTTGACCAGTATGTAGCCAATAACGGCACAATTGATGAGTTACGAACAGAAATAAGGGGGCTAATGTGGAGGCAATAGGCAGATGTAAGGGTTGTGGCGTATGGATTATTGCAGCGTATGGGTTTTGCCGTACTTGCGATAAAATAAATGTACCTAATGAAAGGAGAAGCAGCGATGCAGAAGCCAATCAAGGGAGGGTCACTATGAGCGCAGCGATTGAACGGAGTCAGGCAAAGAACTGAAGTTCTTTCAACGATGCTTTTTAGTTGCGGTATCAGCCGTAAGCATTGTTGTAGTCACACCAGCAATTGCGCAAAGTCCAAGGTTGTTTGACATGAGAACGCCTATTGCGGTCAAAGCCCACGCGAAATCTCAACTGCCTTACTGGGGCTGGAACAAGAACGAGTGGAAATGCTTAAACGAACTTTGGACTAATGAATCAAACTGGCGACCAAATGCCTTAAATAAAACACCCGTCAAGGTGTTGAAGAATGGCAAATGGGTCAAGGTTTACGCAGGAGGTGTGCCACAGATTCTAGGTTTATCACCTAAAACTTCTACGCAGGAGCAGGTGCGCCAAGGATTTATTTACATCCAATCTCGCTATGGTTCGCCATGCAAAGCGTTGAAGTTTTGGAATAGGAATTATTATTATTAACATAATTTGCCCTAAATGCGGTACAGATAGTAAGTTTAGTGATAACCCAGAGCAAGCCATCGCGCGGGAATCAGCGGTGGTAAGCGAAAGGACAGCATCATAGAGTTACCGTGAGCCGTTTCTCACGGTATGGCGATAGGAAGGGAAGCCTCATCGCACCGCAAGACCCGCTAGAGATTTGCCTCCCTAGCGGGTTTTTGCATTTCTTACGGATACCCTTGCGAAATGACAACGATTATTGGAATTAAATTGCCAGATCGCGCTGTCATTTATTCTGATAACCAAGTAACTAGCGGGCATCTGCGCTACAACGATAAGCGCATGGTCAAGATTACAAAGCGTGGCGACTTTCTGATTGCTGGCGCTGGTGAAGTATTGGCTTGCGACATAGCCCAACATCTCTTTGAACCGCCAAGCCCAACGCCGAAAGATTATCGCAACCTCTATCACTTTATGATTGCTAAGGTAATGCCAGCCTTGCGCGCTTGCTTAAAAGACAACGCGTGGAACTTTGATGCTGAAGTTGATGACGATTACCGCTTTAGATTTCTTTTTGCCATTAACGGGGAAATCTTTGAAATAGATGATGATTTGTCGGTATGCGTAAGAGATGACGGGTTTTACGGAATTGGCTCAGGCAGCGAGTTTGCTTTAGGCGCACTTCACGCAGGGGCTACACCACGCAAGGCGCTAGAGATTGCAGCCAACCTCGATGTTTACACTTCCAAGCCATTTATGAAGCGCGAGAGCCGCGTTGAATGAAAAAGGAAATTGCTGAAATAGTTTTAGAACGAGCAGGGTCATACTGTGAAGCCTGTGGCGGGGTAGGGGATAACTTTGCTTTGCATCATAGGAAATTGCGCTCGCAGGGCGGTCAGGATGAACCCTGTAACCTGATTGCCGTACACCACGCTTGCCATAACCTAGCCACCAACTCCATCCACCTCAATCCCGCCAAATCGGTTAAAAAGGGTTGGATTGTGCCTAGTTGGGGCGAGCCAAACGAGTTTCCTTTGCACCTTCCAGACGGATCGGTTGTAAGGTTAGACAACGAAGGCAACTATTTAGAGATAGAGGGCGAAAATGGCAACGATAGAGATTACGGGTAATGCTGGCTCAGATGCAGAACTTAAATTCATTAAAGGCGCTAAAGGCGAATTTGCAGTAGCCAATTTTAATTTGGCTGAAACTCCACGCGAGTATAAAAATGGCGAATGGGTTAGCGGCGAAACCGTGTGGTGGAAAGTATCTGCAACGGGTGAATTGGCAGAAGCCTGTGCCGACATTGTAATTAAGGGTAAGAAGTTTTTTGTTAAAGGCGATCTGAAAGCATTTGAATACAAAACCCGCGATGGCGAAACTAAGTCGGGATGGGAAGTTCGGGCTAAATTGGTTGGCGAAGTAGCAACACTTAAACGCAAGAGCGCACCAGCGACTAGCAACAATGAGGAGTCAGCGTGGCCGTTCTAAATGATTTGATGAATACGCAGGAAGTCTGCGAGTATCTTGGCGTTTCCATTAACAACCTTAATCAGATTCAATTCCGAGGTCACATTAAATGGGTAAGCAAAGAGGGCAAGCGTGTGTTCTATAACCGTGCTGATGTAGAAGCGTATAAAGTGAAAAGAGATGCGCGCGGTAAGAAATGAAATGTGCGCTATGCCGAAGAATCACCGAGCATTCTTTATGCCAGAACTGTTGGAATTACGCAGTAGAGAAATTACAAATCTTTCCTGAAAAATACAACGAACTTGCTAAAGAGTTGTTGCCAAGCAAAGGCAACGGTGAACGCGTAGGTGGCTCGCGCACTCCACCTATACCTGTAAGACTTGAAACCTTACATTTGCGTACAGGTGGAATCAGCAAACCGTTAATGGAGCATGAGCGAGTAATCCGCATTGAGCAGCGCCATACCCGCATTACATTTCGCGGGCAGGAGATCAATCGCATTACAGTTACTTGCCAATACCTTACGGCTCAGGCTGAATGGATTTTTGAGAACTATGTTGATGCCAACAAATTAGCCGAAGAAATCAACGCTATTCATAAGCGCATTAACGCAGTTCTTGGCTATCGCTCAGAAATGATGACAATTGGAACTTGCCCTGCCATAGATCAAAACGGTGGCACTTGTGGCGCACCGCTTCGGATCAATCCAGCAGCCCTTACCAGTTTTGGCGACATTCAATGCAAAGCCTGTGACACAGTATGGAAGTCCGAACAATGGCGATTACTAGGCAGGATGATTCAATCTCAATGAATGGATTGATGTGCTAACCCTTGAAGAAGCCGCCAAACTATTCAAAGTATCAAAGCCCACTATTTACAGATGGATAGCCCAAGATCAAATCTCTTACCGCATTATCAATGGCGTTAAACATTTTGACATAGATCAATTGCAAAACGCTTATGAGATAAGGCATTTTAATAAGTAATGCGTGATAACATACGCAGTATCTTGGAATAGGTGTATAAGGAGGCAGTTAGGGCAGGTAAAATGCAGGTAGTCGCAGACGATCTTACGATCGCTGACATTGACGAAGCGCTAGGACACCTACGCCTAAAACTGCAAGACCGCTATCAAAACCGCCTGACCTATCAGCAAAGAGAATTTTACCTAGCAAGCGTCAATGACTTACTTGATGCGCGACTATCAATTACAGAAGGCAACCATGCAAGCAACTGATCTAGAAAAACTGATTGCTAAGCAATTATGGCATTATTTTGAGTTTGAATTACCCGATACCCCACAAAGAGTCGCCAAAGCCCTGTTTGTGATTCTTGAAAAGGGCGGCTACACCATCGCCCAAAACGAACTTTTGAATAGTAAGTAATCAATCAGATGAGTCAAAATAGCAAAGTTCCAGACCCAGAATTAGTTGATAAAGAAACTAAAGTCTTAGAGTTACGCCGTGCAGGATTGACTTGGCAAAGTATTGCTGAGCAGACAGGCTACGCCGATGCAACTGGCGCATACGCCGCATACAAACGCGTTATTAAGCGCACCCAACAACAACCAGCCGATGAACTTCGTGAACAAGAACTAGACCGCATAGATAGATTGCAACTAGCCGCTTGGCCTAACGCTATGGATGGCGATACCAAGTCCATTATGACGATCGTTAAACTTATGGAAAGGCGCGCTAGACTTCTAGGGTTAGATACTCCTATTAAGATTGAGCAAGACATTACAACTTGGAATGGCGATGATTCTATTGACCGAGCAGTTAAAGACCTTGCCGCGTTATTCAGAGCCAACTCTTCAGATGGCGCAAGCGAGAGTGAACTGGCAGGAAGTCCAAGCCAGACCCTCGCAATTACCGCCAATGGAGAACTGGCTGACATGGCTGATTCTCTCGGGGCGCGGATGGGGCAAGACGAGAACGGGCGCGGAGTGGATAGTCTGGGAAGCAATACGCCAACCAAAAACCCGTTGGGCGGTAATAGCCAAGACCCACGCTGACATTCGTGATACCTGCTTTGAAGGTGAAAGCGGGATTATTTCGGTATTAAAGCGCTATGGCATTTACTCAGATAAGTCTTACAACCGATCTAATTATTCTTACCTGTTGCCTAACGGCTCACGCATTAAGGGATTTAGCGCAGAAGAGCCTGACCGACTTCGCGGCCCACAGCATCATGGCGGTTGGTGTGATGAGTTAGCCGCTTGGGATAAGCCAGATGCCTACGACCAATACAAGTTTGGATTGCGCTTAGGTAATGATCCTAGAACTGTTATCACGACAACGCCTCGACCAACCAAACTCATTAAAGAGTTAGTTGCCGATAAAAATACATTTGTTACACGCGGTTCAACTTTTGACAATGCGCAGAATCTTGCCGAAGCAGCACTTTTAGAATTCCAACGCAAATACGCCAACACGCGTTTGGGTCAGCAGGAGTTGTACGGAGAAATCCTAGACGACAATCCTGGCGCGCTATGGACTAGAGCCATGATCGAGGGCGCTCGCGTTACCAATGAGAACCTGCCTACCTTTGTTCGCGTTGTAGTAGGCGTTGATCCCGCCGTTACTAGCAGCGAAGAGTCAGACTTAACGGGAATCGTCACAGCCGCTATGAGCGCTGACGGGCATTACTACATTCTTGCCGATGACACACTTAAAGCCAGCCCGCAAGACTGGGCGCTTAAAGCCATCGCAGCCTTTGAAGCACATAAAGCAGACCGCATCATCGCAGAAACGAATAATGGCGGAGATTTGGTGCTTCATTTATTCCAACAAGTCAAAGCCAGCATTCCAGTCAAGAAGGTCACAGCCACACGCGGTAAGCAATTGCGAGCCGAGCCAATCGCAGCCCTGTATGAACAAGGTCGCGTTCACCACATCGGTTACTTCTCTGAGTTAGAGAATCAAATGTGTGAGTGGGAGGCAGGGGCAAACATGAAAAGCCCCGACCGTTTAGATGCTCTCGTATGGGCGCTGACGGAATTGAGTGAAGGTTCAAATGCCCTGAACTACCTAGCCGCCTTATCTGTGTTCTGCCCGAAATGCAAAATGCCAGCCCCCAAAGGAACTGGCATCTGCCCGAAGTGCGGAACGGCGATGGCTTAGATCGCTCTTGCAATCGCCAAAGCCTGACGGCGCTTCTTATTACCTGAGTCACCAAGCATTCCTGAAACAACAGCGCGTTGCAGGTAGATCTTTAAGACCTGTTTCTCTGCTGGTGTTAAAGGTTTTGATTGCTCCATCTTTTGAATGCGTTTTGCCGCAGCCGTTGCCTTACGCATTTTGGCATTCTTCTGCTTGACGGTTAAAACCTTTACAGGCTTAGGCAACGCCTTGTAGGAGTATCGAACACGGTTCTGCTTGTAACAATCGCGTAAGTGAGTAGCAGCCTCGTTGCCGAACATCTGCTTAACAAGGAACATAAAGATTCCTGCATACTCAGCGCCGTGTTTAATTCCTGATGGTGCAACACAATGAGCAATCTCATGGAGTATGACAGTTTCTTGTCTAGCCCAAATGCCTAGCGTCATTTTGTAACCGTAAGCGATGCCGCCATTACGACCAGCCTCAACGCGAATCTTGCGCTCTCCAAATCTAGCCCTAAACCAAGTTTCATTACAGACTAGATCAACATAAAGTTGGCAATCACTAATTGATGTTGAAATGCGATTGCTGTATTTAGATGTGTAAGTTGTTTGCCTGAATTGAGATTCAGCAACATAGACTTTTGATTTTTGGGAATCAATTACTTTATTAACCATTTTATTTGCCCCCTCTATGAAGTTACCGTTTAACTCCATAACCCAATTGTACCACAACCGTAAGGTATTGCAATACCTGTTTAAAAATAATTTACGCGTAACTTTCAAACGGCGCGCCGATGTTTATGAAATGTTTAGCCCCTAAAGGAGAAAACTAATGACAGCGCAATCAATCAGCCAAACACCTGATCCGCTTAACATTACTGTTCGTCAAAACCAAGAGTGGGCTATTAACTTTACTTATCAGGATTCATCAGGCAATCCCATTTCACTTGCTGGCTACACACCGTTATTGCAATTTCGCACATCTGCGCTTGCTAAAACTTCTGCGCTATCTCTAACAACAGGCAGCGGCATTACATTTAACGCAACCACCGCGCCACAGGTTCAAGTTAATACAGGTATCACCTGCGCACCTGGCAAGTATGAGTGGGATTTGAAACTAACTCCTAGCAACGGTGAAGCCATTTATCTCGGTCGCGGAGTTGTTCAAGTAGATGCTGAGGTGTCGCGCTAATGGCTGACAACATTTATGTAACACCTGTTACGCCTAGCATCGTAGTTACATCTGCTGGCGCTCGCGGTGTTCAAGGTACAACTGGAACGCAAGGCGCTCAGGGAACTCAAGGTGTTCAAGGGCTGCAAGGCGTACAGGGATTATTGGGTATTCAAGGAGCGCAGGGAACTGTCGGTATTCAAGGACAGACTGGCACTCAGGGAATTACAGGCACACAAGGCACCCAAGGCACGGTTGGCATACAAGGAACACAAGGAATTCAAGGAACTACAGGAATCCAAGGCGCTACTGGCACTCAGGGATTAACTGGGCTTCAAGGCGCAACTGGTAGCCAAGGTATTACAGGTTTGCAAGGAACTACGGGAACGCAAGGAACTACTGGAACTCAGGGCGTTCAAGGTCGTCAAGGCACAACAGGTTTACAGGGAACTACGGGTACACAGGGATTAACTGGTATTCAAGGTGCAACGGGTACGCAGGGAACTTTAGGTACTACTGGCGCACAAGGAACACAAGGCGTACAAGGCTTGCAAGGTTTAGGCGATCGTTACCAAACTACATCTAGTACATCGCTAACGCTTCCCGCTACTGGTTCTATTTCTCTTACAGTTGGCGCAAATCTTTCTTATTCAACTGGTCAAACAGTAATTATTGCTAATACTGTTTCTAATTACATTATTGCCGACATAGCAACTTACACAGTTGGTACTGGTGCTATGACCGCTACAGTTACACGATCATTGGGTATCGGCACATTTACTTCATGGTCGGTAAACTTAGATGGTGCTGTAGGTATCCAAGGCGTTCAAGGAACAACTGGCGCAACTTGTTCGCAAGGAATTACAGGCGCGCAAGGCACAAATGGTTTACAAGGATTAACTGGCTCACAAGGACTGACTGGTCTGCAAGGTGCAATTGGAGCGCAAGGTACTAGCGGATTTAATGGCGCACAGGGAACTACTGGTACTTCGGGTTCTAATGGTGCGCAAGGTACAAGCGGTACACAAGGAACGCAGGGTACTTTAGGATTACAAGGTGTTACTGGCTCGCAAGGACAAACTGGTACACAAGGATTTACTGGTTCACAAGGCACTATGGGTACAACTGGTATCCAAGGTGCTATTGGAACTCAGGGAACAACTGGGTTACAAGGAACTAGCGGTAATAATGGTGCGCAAGGTGCTACTGGAACGCAAGGACTTACTGGAACACAAGGCGCAGTTGGTTTACAAGGAACGCAAGGTTTACTTGGCTTACAAGGTGTTCAAGGAACACAATCCGTACAAGGACTACAAGGCCCACAAGGACTTTTTGGTGCGCAAGGTGTTCAAGGCGTTGGCGGAGCAAACGGCAATGCTTACATCGTTGATTATTTAGACGGCGGAAATGTCACGCCAAACACAGACATTATTTACGACTCAGGAACAGCCTCTACAGCATCATGGACTTATAGTATTGATGCTGGCGGGGCAACGGTTTCATTCTAACTAAGAGCAAAAGGATAATCACATGACATCACGCCTACAGAATCGCCGCGATACAGCCGCTAACTGGACATCTGCCAATCCAACACTTGCTGCTGGTGAAATGGGTCTAGAAACCGATACCGCTAAATGGAAAATGGGTAACGGTTCAACTGCATGGAATTCGCTTGCTTATGCTTATAGCGCGGGCGCACAAGGAACAACTGGTATCCAAGGTTTAACAGGTAGCCAAGGTCTTACAGGCATACAAGGCATTCAAGGTTTACAAGGTTTGCAGGGAACTAATACGACTACTGCGACAATTAACGCACAAAGCACTAACTACACTTTAGCGACAACAGATCAAGACAAAATGATTACAGTTTCAGGTTTAGGTACTCAGTATGTATCTATTCCTACTAACGCAACTGCCGCATTCCCAGTTGGCTCAGTAGTACACATTTCAGGTATGTCAGCAGGTACATTTACTATTCAGGCTGTTACATCAGGCACAACGGCTATTCAATCGGTAGGCGCAACTGCTACCGCGCCCAAGTTGAGAACACAGTATTCAGCCGCCGATGCTTTGAAACTGGCGACCGATACATGGCTCATTGTGGGTGACATTTCCTAAATGCCAATTCTAACGGGCGTTATTGCATCTTCAATTAGCGGGCATCTATGGGCGCCATCAGGTGCCTATGATGCTATTGCTTCAACGACTGTTGGCAGTGGTGGCGTTGCTTCTGTTACTTTTAGTGGTATTCCTAGCACCTATACTCATTTGCAGTTGCGTTGTTTTGCTCAAACAAACCGAGGCACTTATGCCATTGACCAAATAAATTTAGTAATTAATAGCGATACTGGCGCAAATTATTCTTGGCACAATGTTTACGGAGATGGTTCAAATGCTAGAGCAGAAGGTTATGCTAATCAAAATTACATTCAAACATCAGATGGAACGATTGGAACTGGTGTTTCTGGTAATTTTGGTGCAGTTGTTTATGATTTATTAGATTATGCAAATACTAATAAATACAAAACAATTCGCAATTTAGCGGGAAGCGATTGCAACGGATTGGTTTCTGGATACGGCGGTCGTGTAGGTCTTAACTCAGGTTCTTGGCGTAATACCTCTGCTATTACTACTCTAACTATTACACCTTTTGTTGGCTCATTACTTAACCAATACTCATCATTCGCCCTCTATGGAATCCGTTAGGAGATAATAATGGCTACCTCTACTTATACTCCGATTGCTACTACTACATTGGGCAGTTCGCAACAATACATTACTTTTTCCTCGATTCCTTCTACCTATACGGATTTAATCGTTATCTTCCAAGCAACAGGAGCAAGCACTTTGCTACCTTTTGACTTTAGAATTGGTAACGGCTCAGTAGATACAGGAACGAATTACTCTTGGACTTATGTTGCGGGCAACGGTTCAAGTGCAACCTCAAGCCGTTCAGCCAATGACTCGGTTATTCGTATGGGTAGCGTTGCACTTATTGAAGCATCAGGTGGCAACTTTGTGGGAGTGGTTCAGTTTCAAAATTACTCTAATACAACAACCTACAAAACTGTCATCGGTCGCGGTAACAACGCCAATAATGGCACTCAAGCGGCTGTGGCATTATGGCGCAGCACTTCTGCAATCAATGTCATTCAAATTGGCAACATTGGTGGCGGCACTATGGCTTCTGGAACTATTGCAACGCTATACGGCATAGCCGCTGCTGGCGCAGGTGCTAAAGCAACTGGCGGCACTATTAGCCAAGATGCAACTTATTACTATCACACATTTACTAGCACAGATACATTTACTCCAACTACATCACTTAGCGCAGATGTACTTGTTGTTGCAGGCGGTGGCGGTGGTGGAAACGGTGGTGGTTCAGGTGGAGGCGCTGGTGGTTTCCGAACTGCTACATCTTTTGCAATTAGCGGATCGGTTACCGTAACCGTTGGTGGCGGTGGAACTGGAGCATCTGGTGCTGGTGGATTCGGTGGAACAAAAGGAAGCGATTCAGTATTTAGCACCATAACAAGTACTGGCGGTGGTTTCGGTACTGGTAGTACAACTACTGCTCCTGGTGCTGGTGGTTCTGGTGGTGGTGGATTTATTTCTGGTTCAGGCGCTGGTGGCGCTGGTAACACGCCTTCAACATCTCCTGTTCAAGGTTATGCAGGTGGTACTGGAAATGGAAACAGCAATCTCTCAGGCGGTGGCGGTGGTTCAAGTGCAGTAGGTGAATCAAAAACATCTGGCACAGTATCCGGCGCAGGTGGAGCAGGTACATCTAATTCATACTCAGGTACCGCAGTTACTTATGCAGGCGGTGGCGGTGGTGGTTACACATTCGCTGGTGGAACTTCGGGACTGGGTGGTTCTGGTGGCGGTGGTAATGCTGGAACGGGTGGAACAAATAACTCAGGTTCAGCGGGTGGAACTAATCAAGGTGGCGGTGGCGGTGGCGCTTCTTATCTAAATGCCTATAGCGGTGTTGGTGGTAATGGCGGTTCAGGAATTGTAATTGTTCGCTATGCGAAGTAAGGGAGATAACTAATGGCTAATACACTTGTATTGCTTGAAAAAGTAACAGTCGGTGCGGCTGGTGCTGCATCCATTACCTTCTCCAACATTCCCCAAACTGGGTATAACGATTTAGTTCTTAAGTTTTCTGCTCGTTCTACTCAAACAGGCGGTTATTCCGATGACCTTAACCTTAATTTTAACGGAACTGCATCGGTTTTATCCGATAAACTTGTTTACGGCACAGGTGCTGCGGTGGCTTCAAGCGGTTACTCCGCGCAGACAAACATTTGGGTAACATCGGCACCCAATTCATCTACAACAACTAGCACTTTTGGCAACGCTGAACTTTACATTCCAAACTATAACTCAACAACAACTTACAAATCTTTTAGCCTAGATGGTGTTACAGAAAACAACGCAACAAACGCATTAGGCTCGCTTACTGCTGGTCTGTATTCTAGCAACTCAGCAATTACTTCTATCAAATTACAACTTGGCTCAGGTTCATTTGTTCAATACTCAACCTTCTCCCTCTACGGCGTATCCAATGTCAGCACCACACCACTTGTTGCTCCTAAAGCAACAGGCGGTGACATTATTCAGACTGACGGTACTTACTGGTATCACGCCTTTATCAATTCAGGCACATTCACTCCTGCTACTTCATTAAGCGCAGATGTACTTGTTGTTGCAGGTGGTGGTGGCGGTGGCGGGTACGGTGGAGGCGCAGGTGGCGCTGGTGGTTTACTTGCATTTGCTTCGCAAGCATTAGCAACTAATTCAACTTACACAGCAACAGTTGGTAGCGGTGGCGCAGGTTCAACAACAAATACTTCGGGTAGTGCTGGAGTCAATTCAAGTTTTGGCTCACTGACCGCATCTGTTGGTGGTGGTTATGGCGGCGGCGGGAATTTTGACATTATTGGCGGTAACGGTGGTAGCGGTGGCGGTTCTTCAGGCGGTTTTTCATCTGCTTATAAAAGTACAGGTGGTACTGCAACATCAGGGCAAGGAAATACTGGTGGCGGTTCTAACTATGTAACTATAAATGCAACACCAGGCGGTGGCGGTGGCGGTGGCGGTGCTGGTGCAAGCCCATCACCTTTAGCAAACACTGGTAATAATGGTCAAGCAGGTGGCGCAGGAACTAACTCAGTAACTAACTGGGGCGCTCTTTCGGCGGTGCTAACCGCTACTGGCTTAGGCGTTTCAGGATACATAGCGGGTGGTGGTGGTGGTTCAGGTAACAATGTTGGCACTACTTCAGGCGGTACTGGTGGAAGCGGTGGCGGTGGCTTGGGTGGACATAATCAAACTTCACCAGTTGCGGGAACTGATGCAAGCGTAAACACAGGTTCGGGTGGTGGCGGTGCGTATTATGGCGCAAACGCTGGTAATGGCGGTTCAGGTATTGTTATTGTTAGATACACGGTTTAAGGAGAAAAAATGGCGCACTTCGCAGAGATAGATTCAAACAACATAGTCACCCGTGTACTTGTCGTGGCAAACGAGCAAGAACATCGCGGTCAAGACTTCCTAGCCAATGACCTTGGCTTAGGCGGTAACTGGATTCAAACCAGTTACAACGCTAACTTCCGTAAGCACTATGCAGGAATTTCGTATTCTTATGATGCGCAATTAGATGCTTTCATTCCGCCTAAGTGCCACGATAGCGCAACACTTAACACCGAAACTTGCTTATGGGATTGCCCTGATGCAAGCCATGTACTAATTCAAGGAGAATCAAATGTCTGATACGCCAAAGAAACTCGTTATAGATGTTGAAAAAGGCACACACGAATACATTGACCTCACTCCTGCCGAGATTGCAGAACGCGATCAGATGGCAGCACAAGCAGAGGTAGAACGCCAAGAGCGC